TTAGGTATTGAATCATTCCGGGCGTTAAGGTCTTTCCTTGGTAGTTGTACTTCTGTCCGTCAAATTCCTTGTTACTTCGTCCTCCGATTCCTGTCTGCGGAGTATCCTGCGTAATAAATACAGAAAGGCAGGCAAGAACTCGCTCCTTAATGGCAATGGTGTTCAAGAACTCGTTAATATCTCTGATTCTTGTAAGTGTTTGCGCCATGTCGGACACTTCTCTTGCTTGCGAAGGTCTTGTCTTTGAACACAAAAAAATAACGTCCTTTGCCTCGTAATACTGGGCATCCATGACGTTATATCCTTGAATATCGTATTTTCTTATGTAGTACCCCACAGGCTTGCCATATTGATTGTATTCAATACCGCCTATGACTCTATTTTCCTTGTTTTTCGGACTCATCACAGTAGTATCAAGCTCATCTACCTCAATGGCCTGTAGTTGGAACGGAATAACTCCATCGTCTGTGTGGCACTTAATGAATAGGATTCCTCCGTCTACCTTCTTCCTGGTAATCGCCATTCTTAGCAGTTGGTTCAAAGACTGCTGCCCTGTTACATCACAGTTTTTTGCCTTTGTCCACTCGTGCCATAAGGACTCAATATCCTTATCCAAACTGCTTTTCCCTGTGTTTGCCCTAAGCCTGTATCCTGCACCGACAACATTTCTTTTATAAGCTCCTAAGATGGAGTTCATAATGTCGGAATTGTTCTCCAAGTCTCTCGCCCTAGCTCTTACAATCTCTCTTGAACCGGACAAGCCCATTTCTGCGGATTCTATACTTGCGTGCCAATTTGCATTGGCATTCTTGTAGTTGGCCGCATCGTATGCTCTGGATGCTTCAATAGCATTCCTATAGGCTTGGCGTTTATAGGCTGTCTTTGGGGATACAAAGCCTATTAAATTATCTAACCAATTCAATGCCTACCTCCCATCAAATACAGCCCTATAGGTATCAGAGAACAGATTACTGTTATCATCCTGTGCAACTAAACCCATAAGAGACTTCTGCAACTTCACAAGCTCCGTAAGATTCGCCCTAGTAAGCATTCTTGTACCAATCTTGTAAGACTGTCCTCCTTCCAGTACGGACTGGATAGCTGTATTTACTATTGCAAGCTGTTCTTTCGGCGAAACAAAGCTTAACTCCTTCTCTAAGTTCTCTTCTCTTTCGTTTTCCATTTAACCTCCTAACCAATTATCCTGCGCTTGTATCCAGTTGTTAGACTGGTTATCGCTTGCATTGTTCTCAGTCTGTACTGCCTTAAGAGTAGGAACATTCCTTAAATGCTCATAACGGATTCCAAGAAGCTCTGCTGCAGCCATTGCGTAAACTTCACAGTCTAAGTAGTGGTTATCTATATGCTTTGCCTTTGGCTTCCATACGGATTTAATTCCTGTTCTTGTCTTTTCTGTTACTCTTTGCTCCGCTGTAATCATCTGCGAATATCGCTTATCACAGCCTTTATAAACCATCCATGCACCTGTATTCTCTCCCTTTACTCGCTTCATACGGTTAGAGATTGAATCCTTGTACTTGTTACCATCAGTCAGAATGAGTTGCATTCCGTTAAAATCCCCTGTTTTCTCAATCTTTGAAATCTTGAATCTATCCAAAAGGTCATTACTTGCACCTTTGACAGGCTTTGCCCAATCGGAATTGTTAATACAGAACTCCAACGTCTCATCCTGGTTATATCCGCTGTCTATTAGGCAAAGTTCTACGGCAAACTTCCTGCTGCCGTCCTCTGTCTCATATATGCGGTTCATAACTCTTTCTATATCTTCCCAAGAAGTCACTTGGCCGTGAGTGATATTCTGTGATGTACTGTAATCGCCCCATGCTCTTATGGTGTAGTACAGGGAATTTTTCTGAACATCGACTCCGCCAGTTACAAGCTTTGCCCAATCCGGAACAATAAACTCTTCTATATCCGTCTGTGCATTCAGAACACTATCCTCTGTAATTCTTGTTTCTGCATCCTCCCACGGTTCAGCAAGCCATGAGTTCACAAAGTTCTGCAGTTTCTCCGGGTCATCCTTTGAATCCAAAAATTCCTTTGCCACATCGCTCCACTTAATGAATATTGAGTACAGAGTGTTCATCCAGTAGGCAACCTTCTTTGCATGTCCTATTCCTCTCTTCCGGACCGTTCTCCATTCGCCATTCCGAAGCATTTTGGGCTTATCTCCGTCTACTATCTCTGCTCCGCATTCTTGACAGTAATAGCCTGCAGTATTTGCTCTATCCTCATTGCTTAAGCTTTCATCGTTGGAATACTTGATGGACTTCATAGAAAGCTCAATCATTTCGCCACAATGAGGACAAGGCACAAAGAAATGTTTCTCTTCCTCCGCATTATCCTTTAAATCCCATATATAGTTTGAACGGATTGTCGGTGTGGATGTTGCGAATATCTTTTCCTGTGGCTTATAAGTTTTCGTTCTTTCCTTCGCAAGAGAAAATGGGCTTGCCTCCTTCTTGGAAGCACCGCCCATCTTATCAATCTCATCAAAAAACAAATACTTAATAGCCTTACTGGCCAGCTTGGAAGGTGAACCTGCTCCACGGAGATAGATATTCATTCCCCTAAGCCTTAATTCAAGCTCTTTGGACTGATTATCCAGGAACTTTCGGTTTATGGATGGTATAAGACGAAAAGCCGGCTTTATCCTTGCGTTAGAGGTATCCTTTGCTAGGTCGTCAGTCGGATACACAACCATTGTAGGAGCAGGGCTTGCATCTGCTATATAGCAAAGCATATTGATTAGTGCCTCTGTTCCTCCGACCTGTGTAGGTTTACAAAAATACACTTCTCTAACATAAGGGTCATTTAATGTATCCATAATCTCACAAAGGTAAGGCGTAAATGCATTGCTCCATTTACCGCTAAGGTTACTGGAATTGTCTAAGACTCTCTTCTCTTCTGCCCATTTTGATACTGTGAATACCTCTTCCGGCTGCAGAGTATTCTTTATAACCTTTCTAAACAGTCTTGCCGTTTTCGCCCTTACCTTGCAGGCTTTCATACCAAACGGCATATTTACTCCTCCTCTGTTAGCTCTTCTTCATCTTCCCCTTCCTCTTCCTCAATGTCCTCCACAATGGAGACTTTTCCATCTATCTCCTGTGGGTCATACTCCGACAGTTCATCAAGTGCTTCCCTTACAGATTTGGAAAGCGTATTAATAATCTCGTTTACATCGGTCATTCCGGCCACTTGCATTGCCATCTTTGTAGGAAGGCCTTCCAGTTTTGCCTTAAATGCCAGTAGCATTCCACTTAGATACCGCTCCACATCCTTTGCAAGGTGCAGTTCCGCCTTTAGCTTTTTTAGCTTAAGCAAGCTTATCTGTTTTTTCACTTCCTCATGCTCTGCGGATACTTTTTCCTTGCTTAGATTGGAACGCCGTCCAGTTTCCTCTTCGATTTTGAATCGGATATATTCCTGGATGCACTCTTCTAAGGCGTACTTCTTGTTGTCATCGTTGGGGAACATACCATAGTCTTTTCTTAAGTTTCTTACTTGTCGAGCTGTAAGTCCTAAGCACCTAGCTAGCTCCTGTTGATTTACAACCATGATATGTCCACCCCCTCTTTTTAGCACAAAAAAGAAGAGACTCCTTAGAGGTGGAAAGGAATCTCTTCAAGTTTGAGCTATACATATACTAGATATAGTACATTTCTCTGATAGAAACACTATATCCAGTTTCATTATAGAGGTAAGTCTTAAATAGTCAAGTATTTTTAAGACTTTATCCTACATTTTTGTCTATCTTCTGTCGCTATCCAGTCAAGGACTTGTTGCAAAAACGAAATCAAGCGTATTTTTGCCGGAATCTGCGCATATCAGCACTCAATTTCAGTAATTCAAGCCTTTTCTTTCCAAAATACCCCTAAAAATAGCCTATTTATCGCCCAATTTCCCTAAAATTTACCCCCCCCTGCCGGAAATCCGAAAGGGAAGGAAATGTGCTAAATTTTAACATTTTATAGCCAAAACTAGGGCGGTGCTCCAACCCATACCAAAATTTTAGCCCCAGGAAGTACCTTATATCCCCCAGGGGGCTTAAAACCTTATTGAATTAGTCTTTTCAAGGCTTTATACACACAAACGCCTGTACGATTTTATTCGATATAGTCCAATAAAACGGACATAAAAATAACAGACTTTTGCAAGCCTGCTAACACTCAAAAAAATCTTTTAAAAAAATAGAAAAAAAGTATTGACTTAGCGTTATCGCTATGTTAATCTATAAATGCCTTAAGGCAATATGCAAAAAGAAAGGTGGTGATAAGGTGGGAAAACGGCGTAAACAAAAAAAGCCGTCTCCAGGAAGTTTCAAGACTCAACTTGAGCTTTTAAAGCTTATACTTGAGATTATTGCAATGCTACTGACGATAGCATCCGCACTCTTGAAAATCCTTTGCTAAGGAACGGCTTGGAGCAAGGCAATCCCACTCCTTGCTCCATTCTATAGCAGAAAGGAATAAAAGTAAATATGTTAGATTTATTAGTGGTTATATCTATATTTTGTGAAAACAAAATCGTACTAAGCATTGTTTTGGTGTTTTCAATAGTCTTACTTATTCAAAAAATAAGAAAGCTTATACACTTACAGAAAGGGGCAAGATATGGAAAAAAAAGATAAGTACGCCTCACAAAAAGCATGGCAAGAAAAAGCAGGACATAAGCCTTATGCCTTTAGAGTGTATAGGACTATATCACAAGCATTTAAAGAGGCTTGCGAAAAAAACGGCGTATCACAAGCTAGCGTACTGTCTGCTTATATGGTGGAGTACGCAAAGGCAGCAGGCATAGAAATAAAAGAAAGGGAATAATTATAGGCACTATAAAAGCTAGGGTATATCGCCCTAGCTTTTTCTTTTTGGCTTTCTTGCCGTGCATAGCTTCCTTGCTATGCTACTGCCCCGCCCTCTCTTTGCTTTTTTTCTATAGCCTGTCCTTTTCTATCTTCTCTTTTACCGCCTCAGTAAATCCGCTATACATGGCACGCCTCATTTACCCTAGATAAATTTTATTAGTATCATCCAGGAATGCCAGCTTGCAATCCAAAAATCTAGCAATCTTTAGTAAGTCCTCGCCGCTAAAAGAATCCCTATAAAACTTATTAGATAAAGCTTGCCTGCTCATACCTAAGTAAGTAGCTAAGTCAGCAAGGCTTTTTCCTTTTAGCTTTATCATGGCTTTAACCTCATCTCTCATAAGTATCCCACCCTTCTTCCTATAAGATAGCGTAATCGATTATATACGTCAAGAAAAAAATTTACAAAATAATCAAAAAAGGTATTGACTAATAATCAAAAACGTTTATACTATAATCACAAACAAGAAAACGCACCGCCCCACAGGGCAGAAAGAAGGTATAGGATGGATAAGAAAGAACTTGTTAAAATTTTAGAGGCTAACGGC